GATTCGGTCAAGGGGATGATTTCAAAACCCCTCAAAGAAAAGATTGAAGCTAACGCTAGAGAATTAAACTTTTTACCAAGACAAGCACAACTACCAGTTTAGGAGCTATTATGTTTTTTCTACTTATTTTCCCACTACTATTTGGTATCGTTAATGCCGATGCATTGGATTTATTTCAAAAAGAAATGGATGCCGGTGCAACATGGCATAAGGTTGACGCTCAACCCATAGACCCAAATTCAAAATCTATTCCATTACAGAATTGTGATGACAATGGTGTTTGTGAAGAACCTTATATCGTATACAAGTTAAAGTACCCAGATTTACCAGGCGACAGCCCTGTGGACACTGATGAGAAATAGTCTGCTTCAGGCAGTCATTGTACTAGTCCCGACATATATCACCGCATATCTTACTGATAAGATGGTATATGTTATTCCCATGTTGGCTGCATGTTCTTTTATTGCAGCCAGTTTATCCCCCTCTAGATTAGAACGTAGAGTTGAAGAAGATGGATACAAAGAAGATGGAACCAATTGACGTTTATTTAATGTATTGTGCATTAAAGGCTCATTTTGGTAAAGGTGATTATGATTATATCACCTATAAAGGTAAGACAAAGATTAAGAGAGACTCGTTCTACAAACGTAAGGACAGAGGATTCTTTGTAAGGATTGCAAAGAAGTACGATAATCCACAGGATTATTTCATATCAAATTTCATTCATGACCGCAATGGTTATATCGCAAACTTCAATGACAACAATTATCAATCATGGAAACTCAAGAGGCAAGGTTTCTTTGAGGAGTTTGCTGTAGAGATGCTTCCCTTAGTACAAAGTTTTGAGGGATTATTTACAATCATAGAAGGCAATCATCCTAAACTTTTAAAGGAGTTTTTGGGTGGTCGTATATCTATAGAGACTATGATCATATTAAATGATTTAGTTAATTTTAGTAAAACGTGGAATGAGGAATTAAAGGATGATGTTATATGGCCTGATTTAAAAAGATTTATGATTAATTACGAAAGGTTCTTGACAATTGACAAGAATAGGTATAGAATAAAACTATTAAAACTTATAGAGGAGTCCAGTGATGGAACAAGTACGAGAAGAAGCGTTTGAAAAGTTCGAACAACAAGAACTAGAAAAGAGAATTAAAGTTCTTGAGTTTGATAATGCAGAATTGGTTAAGAATAACGAAGAGTTACGTGGTCGAGTAAAACAACTTGCTACGAAACATTCAAATAGTGGTTACAGACCCCGAAGGCACAACAGTAAATGAATGTAACTCTAGTAGATCATATGGGTACGGATTTATCTGTAGTAAATGCTGCCAGAGTATCGTTTGCAAAAGATTCTCAGTGGGAATCAATTACACCAGCTGGGCCTGTAGAAGGTTTGTTATCCAAACAGGATGAGAAACTTATTAATTATCTTGCAAAACATAACCACTGGAGTCCCTTTGGACATGCATCATTGCAGTTCCATATTAAGGCCCCAGTGTTTGTTGCAAGACAATTGGTTAAGCATCAGGTCGGTCTTGTCTGGAATGAGATTTCTAGACGGTATGTGGATGATGAAGTTGAGTTCCATGAACCAGAAGTGTGGAGAGGCTCCCCTGAGAACGCAAAACAGGGGTCTTCTGATGAAGTTATTGATATCAATCCTAGAGGTTCGATGGTTGATGATTATCAACAAGTTTGTAAGAAAGCAAAGTGGACTTATGAACACCTTCTAGGTCAGGGAGTTGCACCAGAACAAGCACGTATGGTTCTTCCCCAATCAATGATGACTGAATGGTACTGGAGTGGAACTCTAATGGCATTTGCTCGTGTCTGTAACCTACGATGTAAAGCAGATGCACAAGAAGAAACTAGGGAAGTTGCAAATCAGATCGATGCTCTCGCTCAACCTTTATTTCCTTATTCATGGGAGGCATTAAGTGATGGATGATTTAGATAAAATTATAGTTTTGACAGAAGAAATTGCACTTTTACGTAGTCGTTTCAGAGACAATTCTGGTATGGGTAATATCAATACCGCAATTAGTGTAATGGAAAAACGAGTTGAAGAATTGCAAACGAGTGTAAGAAACCCATCAACTAGTAAGGTCTACAGTCAATATGAATGATGAGGTTATGATCAATCTGGATAATGCAATGAACAAAGCTATCGTCTTTGGTAATGGTGAATCTAGAAAGTGGTGTGACAATCCTACATTGAGTTGGCATGATATTCCAACGTGGGGTTGCAACGCTATCTATCGTGACATGTGGGTAGATAACCTTGTGTCTGTAGACTATGCAATGCAACAAGAGATATACGAGATATCTCAGTCAAAACTTTCTTATGCGTTGACAGATACAAACAATTTGCATTTTGCTAACTGGAGTCCTATTCCTGCTGAGATTGCAGACATGATGTTCAATGGTTGGGACATACCAGAAGAGTTTGTCCATAAGAATAAGAGTTCTGGGAATCATACAGAACAGTGTGTAGTGTCTGGTAAAGACCCTGCTGAGGTCAATGAGAAGGTCTTTATTGCTAAGACAATGAATCCTTCTCTTGATATGAAAGACCTATGTCTGAAGATGGAAAAGGATATGGGGATTTGGATTACATATCTAGGAGAAAATGATAATGTAAAAACAATAGACTTCCCTGTGGGGTGGTCTGCTGGTACTACAGCTCTACATCTTGCATGTCAAGAAGTAAATAGAGATTCTCCTTTCTTTAGTTCGAAGGAAGTATACATGTTAGGATTTGATTTGTCTTCATATGATGAGTCTCTGAACAACATATATAAAGGGACAGATAATTATCTGCCAAGTGATGCAAAAGGTTTTAACTCAGTTAATTGGTTGAACCAGATGCACACAGTGTTCGGCGAGTTTAAGGATACTACCTTTTATTGGGTAGACCCTATTCATCGTGCTGGAGAGATATCTAATGTTAAATTTAATAACGTAAGGTACTTGACAAAAGAAGAACTATGTGTTACATTAAACATACGATAAAAAATAGCATATATTTACATAAGGAGAATACATATGTCGTTAGCAACTTTAAAGAAGTCCAATAGTCTTGACAAACTGCTCGGTGCAGTTCAAGATGAAAACAAGCCCCAAGAAAAGAAGTCTTACATTGATGAGCGTATCTGGAAACCAGTGATGGATAAAACTGGTAATGGTTTCGCAATCATTCGTTTTCTTCCAGCACCAGAAGGTGAAGACCTTCCTTGGGCGAAAGTCTGGAACCATGCGTTTCAAGGCCCTACTGGTCAATGGTATATTGAGAACTCTCTCACTACTATCGGTCAAAACGATCCTGTATCAGAGATGAACTCTGCATATTGGAACTCTGGTGTTGAGAGTGATAAAGAGATCGCTCGTAAACAGAAACGTAAGTTGCAGTACTTTGCAAACATTCTGGTCGTTAAAGATTCTGCCAATCCTTCTAATGAAGGTAAAGTGATGCTCTATCGCTTTGGTAAGAAAATCTTTGACAAGTGCATGGAAGCAATGCAACCAGCATTTGAAGATGAATCCCCACTGAATCCTTTCGATTTCTGGGAAGGTGCAGACTTCAAGTTGAAGCTACGTAAGGTAGAGGGTTACTGGAACTATGACAAGTCTGAGTTTGATTCACCATCACCTATCAAAGATAATGATGATGACATTGAAGCATTGTGGAAGACGCAGTATTCTCTTAAAGAGTTTACTGAATCGACAAACTTCAAGACTTATGATGAGTTAAAGACTCGTTTAGGTACTGTACTTGCTGGTACAACATCTGTAGGTAATGCAGTAAATATTATGGAAGATGCGCCTTCTGTAACTGTAACAGTAGATACCAAAGAGGTGCCTGCTCCTACCGTGAGTGAATCACAAGTCACGGCGTTTAGTGAAGGTTCTAATGAAGAAGATGACACTTTGTCTTATTTCGAAAAACTTGCTGATAAAGGGTAATTATATAATGAAAAATCTACTAACTACTACTGCACTTGCAGTAACTTTAATCTCACCAGCTGTAATGGCTGGTGAGAGAACTGTGACTGTTCCTACACCTAAGTCCATCACACTTGTTTGTTCTGATGACGTAGAGAAAGGAACTGTTGTTCTTACTAACCCCCCTAAGTTTAGTTGTAAAGACTATGATACAATGAAGTCTGTTATTGGTCTGGGAATTACTATTGGGCCTGATACTAAGGTTCAAGAAATCTCTAGAGCGATTAAAAGTATTAATCGTACTGAGAAGCGTAAGTCTCGTATTGCATCTGTAAGTAGTGAGGGTAATACCTCTACCTATAAGATGAATAGTGGAAACACTGTGAAGTGGACGGAGCCTGTACCAGTTGTATCTGCTCCAACAACTCCAATCAAACGGCGTCCACATGGTTATGGTGGGTTTGAAAAGAATTTTGAACCTATTCCACAACCAACTTTTAGAACTGATACTTCTTTTGGAAAGACTCCATCTGAACAAAATTTATACAGAGCATTTATGACCTCTGATGAAATTATCAGGTCTGATGAAGCAGCATCACTGAGAACTATTGACCTTGATTTGTATAATCGTTTTGATGGATTTTCTAGGAATAGGAAGTTCTTTAGAGACTAAAGGTGTGGTGAATATTTCCTAGTCGCTGAATTGGATTCGGACTAAAAAGGTCACTATAAGATAAGAGCCCCTCACGGAAACGTGGGGGGTTTTCTTGTTGAGGGCGCTGGGAATGTAAACGATGGTGGTTTTCTTGACGGCGGGCCAGGATATGTGATAGGTGGTTTAAATGATTTATTGGGAGGTCTTTTAATAAGAAGACGCCAATTGTCCAATTACCATATTAGGTTGTCTAACTGGTGTTGATGTTGATGTATGAGAAGAGCTATTAGCATTAACAACTGAAGTCGGTGCAGATATTATATTTGATCCAGCTCCTGCTGCAGCACTAGGAACTTTTAAATTAAGATTTGCTGGAGCTTTAGGTTGTAATGCATTTTGTTCTGCTTTTAATTTTTCAAGTTTTTTTCTCTCTATTTTTGCTTTTTCTAATTTTTGTTGTTCTTTTTCAAA